TTGGGGTCTTGATCCCGCTGAAGTTATCTTCATCGTTAACACCGATTCATATTACCAGTTGTTAGAAGATCCTATCTTCCAAACTATGGACAAAGTTGGTGCACAAGCTACCGTGTTGACTGGTCAAATCGGTCAAGTTGGCGGAAGCCCTGTGTTAGTTTCTGCTGAGTACGCAGCTGCAGGTACTGGTATTGCCGGTGCTATCGCTGTTAATCCAGGAAACTTCCTTGTTGGTAACCAACGCGGTCTCCGCATTGATACCCAAGAGTTAGTTGAGACACAACGTCGTGTTATGGTGGCTAGCCTCCGTACCGGTATGACTCAAGTTACTACTGCACAAGGTACTGGCGTAGCAGCTCACAAATACACAGCAACCTGATCTAATCAGATAGTGTAAATGTTAACAAGACCCTTCGGGGTCTTGTTTTATAAAGGTATTTTGTGCCTTTATAAAACAAGTGAGGTATTTATGGCAACAGATTTAGTAACAAAAGCTGAATACAAAACTTACATGGGCATTACCAGCACAAATTCAGATTCAGAAATTGATTTCTTAATACCTAAAGTCAGTGACTTGGTAAAATCATACTGCCGTCGTACTTTCGTGGACTTCTACAGCGATATTAAAGTCGAAGTTTTTGATGGTGGATTTCGTGAGATCTTATTAAAAGAAACTCCTGTTGTAAGCGTATCTTCAGTAGCCTATAGCCAAGACTATGGCAAAACATATACAAACCTAGTAAAGTTTGAAGACTATGTACTCAAAGGCGATTCGCTAATTAGTATTAAGACAGCAGTATTCGAAGAAGCAATTAATGGATATCGTGTAAGTTACTTTGGTGGCTACGACCCTATTCCTGGCGACTTAAAATTAGCAGTACTAGACTTAGTAGAATATTATTCACGAAACAATGGTACAGTTCATAGTAGCAGAGATTTAAATCCTAATACTACGCAAATTAATTATGTTTCATCTACAAACTTACCTGCCCCAATTAAACGTATATTAGACCAGTATGTAGCGGACTTTACATGAGTGCAGAAAATTTCATTAAGTTTTTTAGAGATAAGAAAAAGGGTGGAAATTTTGAAGATCAAGCTGACTATGCTGACTATACTCGTTATGTGAATACAAATAAAACTTGGTTTAACAAAAATCGTGCAGATCTTGAAGCGCAAGGCCTTAGCCGAAATGTTGGAGTTGTAGTATCCGAGTCTAAAGCAGCCGAATTAGGCGTTAGTCAAGCATTTAAAAACTTACAACAACAATTTACTGGAAATAGTGATATTTCAAAACCTATTGTAGACGTTGTAGACGGCAAAACTTTTATATTATTTCCTGAAACCCCTTTTAAAGACGGGGTCGAAAGAACTTTAGATAAGTACCTTGGAAGCGGTACAAGCGCTAAGTTTAAAGAAATGGGCATGGTTAAAGGTCACATATACGGTATGATGACCGGAGCAGTTCTAGGTGCTAGAGACGAGCTTTACAAATATCTGTCTACGGGCAATATGCCTATTATGTCAGAAGACGAAGCAGATTATGCACTAGGATTTTTAGATAATCTAATACTTCACCTACAAAAACTAGATATTGAATCAGCTGAGCTAAAAACTCTTACAAGCCCTGTATTTTTAAAGTATAATAAAAGTGCTACTAATTTTCTTATTGAACTACAATCAGAGTCAGACAATGCCGCTAGTGCTAAGTTAGTTCAAAGATTGTCTGGGCAAAAGGGTGGAAGCACAGGTATTCGTGCACTAGTAAATCCTCAGTCCACACAAGCCAAAGCTTTAGCAGGAATATTAGATATATTATCCAAAGATGCTAATTTTTCTACTAGTGAAATTTTAGATTTTAAAAGCTCTCCTACAATGATGGACTTGCTAATTGATAGGATATTTGAGCCCGTAGGAAGAAAACCTAAAAATCCTAAGCAAATTAAGAGTCCAAAAATTAAGCTACCCAACGAAATAGTTATAGCTTATGTAGACGAAAAAGCAAAGTCTGAATATAGAAAAAAGTTAAGAAAAACTTTAAGAGAAGCTCAGGCAAATAAGCAACAAATTAAAAAGCAAAAAAGAAATATACAACAAGTAAAAGGTATAGATCTTGCTAAAGCTGATTTACTTAGCTTGACTAATTTAATTAATATCCAATTACAAGATGTAATTAGTGCTAATATGGGTAATGGCTCTGCTAAAAATGTTTTGAATTATAGGTCAGGCAGATTTGCTAGTACTGTTAAAGCTGAACACGCAACTATGAGTAGAGAAGGTATGGTCACAGTATTTTATTCATATATGAAGAACCCTTACGCAACTTTTAGTGAAGGTGGACGTCAGTCTTCTCCGAAAAGTAGAGATCCTAAGCTATTAATTTCTAAATCAATAAGAGAAATTGCAGCAGAAGCGGTAGCTAATAAACTAAGGTCGGTATCGTTATGACAAAAAGAATAAGTATTGTAACAGCTTTAGCTGAAAAATTTAAACTAATAGATGGAACTGGTAAGTTTAAAAGTGACTTATCTGATAATAGCTACCCCAAGTTAAAATTCTGGGATGAGATTCAAGATTTTCCCGCTGTATACCTTACCCCAGGTTCCGAATTAAGAGAGTATTTACCAGGAGACTTTACCTGGGGATATTTAAATGTTAGTGTTAAAGTGTATGTTCGTAGCGAAAGTGAAGCGCAACAATTACTTGAAGACTTACTAGACGATTTGGAAAACGTAATAGATGCTAACCGAGTATTAGTATATGACATTACTAATAATCTGTCAACTACTGAAATATTAATTCAGTCAATAACAACCGACGAAGGTCTACTAAGTCCTTATGGTGTCGGTGAAATAAATTTACAGGTGCGTTATGCACTCTAATTACCTAATAGTACCGATACAGATAAATGTCTAGTAAGTGTACTCCTAGGTTATCAACTAAAAGGAATAACTATGGCAGCAGTTAATTTAATTCGTAATAGTAGAGTCTTCTTTACTACTAACCTTGACAGCTTTGGTCGTGTAAAAATTGGTGCATTAAAAGATGCAGCAAGCGGCATGTCTACAACAAACTGTTTTGAAATTCAAGTATTGGAAGGCATGAGCTTTTCACAAAATACTACTGTAGATACAGTTACACTAAATGAAGCAGGGGCAGCTCCTGTTCGTGGTCAACGTAGTTTTAACACTGCGTTAGAGCCAGTAGACTTTACTTTCTCTACATATATTCGCCCACACAATACTGGTAGTTTGATTACTGCCGAAGAGGCTTATTTATGGAATGCTTTTGGCGGTGCAGATAACATTGGCGCAGCCGGTGCCGCTTGGACTGCTGGAGCTTCTTCGGCTACAGTAGGTTTTACTAATTCTAATAAGCATCAGTTATTGCCTTTTGGCGTAATTATCTTATTTGACAATGCTGGTTATGTTATTGATAACTGTGCACTAGATTCTGCAACTATTGACTTTGGTATTGACGCTATTGCGGCAGTAGCCTGGGCTGGTAAAGGTTCCGCAATCCGCGTATTAAATGATGCACAAGCTAATACAGCTAGTCCAGTTGTTTTCTCAGGAGCAGATTTTGACAACACATCTCCTGACCAAGCTTTAGCTAAAAATACTACTGCACGTTATATTACTAATAAGTTAAGTACTTTAGTTGTTAATGATGGTATCAATGACTTTGTTGCCAATGCCGGTGGTGCTGTGACTACAGTTACAGTTGGTACTGCTGGTTCTGGATATACATCTGCTCCTACAGTAGCTTTTAGTGCTGCACCTGCGAGTGGTGCAACAGCCACTGGTACAGCAATATTATCTGGTGGCAGTGTTACTGCTGTAGCAGTTACTGCTGGTGGAACTGGATACACAACTCCAACTGTAACATTCTCTCCTCCTACAGTTGCCGGCGGTGTAACTGCAGTTGGTACTGTAACAGTTAGTGGTGGTGCAATAACTGGTATTGTTATTACAACAGCCGGTACTGGATACACTACAGCTCCTACAGCTACTCTTGGGTCTTTAGGTTCAGGTACTGGAGCTAGTCTTGGTGCTGTAACTATTACTGGTTCTACTATTACTGGTATCACTATTACTAATGCAGGATATGGATATACAGTAGCCCCAACAATTACTATTTCTGGTGGCGGTGGTTCAGGTGCTGCAGCTACTGCTGTAATTGCAGCTAATGTTGGTAATGTTTATACAATCGCTTTAACTGGCGGAAATATCACTTTTGCTAATAACCTAACATATCTGACACCTGCTAACTTAGGTACAGTTAACTTACCAATTACGTACTTCACAGGTACACGTGCTATTACTGGTACTATCAACGCATACTTAAAAACAGGTAGTCTTGAAAGCGGTGGACTGTTATCTGATTTGATAGCTGGTTCAGCAACTACAGTTGACCCTAAGTTTACAATTAATGTACAAATGGGCGGACCTAGTACAAATCCTACTGGTGTTGAAATCAAGTTGCCTGCAGCTATGTTGCAGATTCCTACAATTAACACAGAGCAAGTTATTTCTACAACAATTAACTTTACAGCCCAAGGTTACGCAGGTACTGGTTACGACATTACACAGTCTAACGAAGCAAGTATCGTTTATCGCGCAGCAGTTTAAGCTGCGGTCTTAGCAGCAAGTGCTGGGTTGATCTCCAGCACTTCTTTTCTAATTTATAATCATTAATAACAGGAATAAAATGGCACAAGAAATTAGCCTAAAGTCTCTATTAGTACCTTCAAAAACAGTAGAGGTAGAGTATCCAGGTTTTCCAGACTTTAAAGTAACCTTAGGTTACATCAGTCGTGAAACCTTAATCAATTTGCGTAAAAAATCGACAAAAACAAGTTATAAGAATCGCCAAACTGGTGATGAATTTAACGAAGAGCTATTCTTAGAACTATACGCTGAAGCAGCTATTAAAAGCTGGAGCGGCCTTAAGTTCAAGTATGTAAATCTATTAGTTCCTGTTGATGTTTCAAAGTTTGACCAAGAAGATTTTCTGGGTTTCTCCAAAGATAACGCACTAATGTTGATGAAGAACTCTACGGACTTTGACACTTTTATTAGTGAAAAGGTAAATGACTTGGGAAACTTTTCCTAGAACAGTTTGATCGAATCAAGGAAATGATTACTAGTTACATGCAAAATAGCTCCCTTAGTATGACTAAGGAGCAATATTTTGAAATGTGCGAAATGCTAGGATCGGATCCTGTTGAATCGGAAATACCTATTGAGTTTAATGATTTCCCAGATGAAGTACAGCTTGCACTAAGCATTTATAGAATGTTGCGAGATGAATGGGAATATATGAACGGTAATTACTTAGGTAAGAACCTTAATGGTATATTCGACCTGTTCGAGGTATATGATATAGAATTCAAAGATAAAAAGTATTATCTAGAATTAATACATATTATAGATTCCATTAGAATTAGTGAAATTAGAAAGACTAATAAATCATAAAAAGCCGCTAAAATTTTAGCGGCTTTTTTATTGCTAAAAATTTTTTGGTTTGACAAATGATCCCTATAATGTTATAATGGTAACAAATAAATACACTATTGTAAATTAATACATAGTCAGGAGTGATACATGGCAAATAATCAAACGATTACGGCAACGTTGCAGGTAACAGACCCTGGAGCTACAGTTGACAAACGTACCAAGAGTATGGAGCGTTTAAACGCTGAAACTGACAAGCTACAGAAAAGCACTAAACGCCAGTCAGTAGCTGCAGCAATGTCAGAAAAAGCTGATTACAATGCAAGCAGGGCAATTGGACAAGGTACAGGGGCTAGTAGCCGAGACTTTGCAAAAGAAGCGCAAGGTCTTGGTGGATTAGTGCGTCTATACGCTACGTTAGCTGCTAACTTATTTGCGGCAGAAGCCGCTTTTAGAGCTCTCAGTAACGCAGCTAATACTGAAAATATGATCTCTGGATTAGATCAAATGAGTGCATCTAGTGGTCAGGCACTCGGAGCCCTTTCTAAACGATTTGTAGAAACAACCGGATTTGCTATTAGCCTACGAGACAGTATCGAAGCTGTAAGTAAAGCTTCCAGTGCTGGATTAAACCAACAACAAATTCTACAAGTAGCAGAAGTTGCTAAAAAAGCTAGTCAAAGCTTAGGCGTTAATATGAATGACGCAGTTAGCCGTTTAACTCGAGGTATCTCTAAATTAGAGCCTGAATTACTAGACGAATTGGGACTGTTTACTAAGCTAGGCAAAGCTACAGAAGACTATGCTGCAAAAATTGGTAAACCAGTATCTGCCTTAACAGATTTTGAACGCCGTCAAGCATTTGCTAATGCTGTTATTAAAGAAGGTATTGACAAATTCTCTAACATTAATATACCTACTAACCCATACGACAAACTGTTAGCTAGTTTGGCTAATATTGCACAAACAGGTCTAACCATAGTTAACGGAGTCCTGAAACCTATAGTTGATTTGTTAGCAAGTAGTCCTATGGCTTTAACGGCCGTGATAACCGCATTGGGTTTAGCAATATTTAAAAAGTTTATACCTGCTGTTGGGGAACTTCGCGCAAGTATGCAAGAAGAGGCAAATAAACTAGCCGATATGGCCGGAATACGCGCTGCAGAAGCTAAAACAGCGTTTAATCAAACGCAAGAATTACGTAAAAAAGCTCTTGGCCAAGAGTATAATGATATTGAGCAATTAAGTGCTGCAAAAATTGCAACTGCAGATGCTACTTTAAAGAAGATTGCTAAAAGCGGTATGAGCAAAGAAGCTCGAAAAATTACCGATCCAACACGAGAAATTAGTAGCATTACCCAAAAAGAATTAGCTTATATAGACGAGTTAGGAACAAAACAGACTAAGGTAAGTGCACAGTATAGAGCATGGGCAGAAGCTGTTCGCGATGCACATAGAATCGCTCAGGAAGAAGCCGTTAAAACTGCTAAGTATAATGATTTAATTAATAAACCAGCCTCAACATTTACTACTGCAGGTATAGCTCAGATAAGAGCAGAGTCGGCAAGAAAAGCAGCCGCAGGAAAGAATGTAGTAATTAACGCATCTGAAGTTGCTGCAACAGAATCATTATTTTCTGGTATGAAAAAGCTTGGAGAAGGTATTAAGACAGAAAAGCTTGGATTATTTAGAGGTGCTCTTACTGGAATAGCTGGAGCCGCAAATATTGCAGCAGTAGCTATAGGTAATATAGGCACATTCTTATCCAGGTTTCTAGGACCTATTGGCGCAATTATTTCTGCTTGGCAAATGTTAGATATGGTGTTTGGTACTGCCAGCAAAGAGATGGAAGAGTTGAAGTCTAAAGCAGAACAACTTTCAGAAGTTATAAAAACTGCAACAGAAGTTACTAAAAAATATGACATGACGTTGACAGTTTCTAGTATAAATGCTAAAGCAACTGCACTTGGTAACTTAGTAGATACTTTAGACACTATTGCCCCAACACTAGAAAATGCGCTTTCAAAAATGGGCGTGTGGACAAGTTTCTGGGATAAAGTATTGCCAGAATTTTTAGGTGGCGGAATTGCTGCAAAATTAAGCGGACAGTTTTCACAAGGCATCGTAAAAGGACTAGACTTAGCAGTAACACCAGAAGCAAAAAAAGAAGCGCAGAATAAGCTTTCCAGTATATTAAATATTGATGTAAGTAAGACTACCGCTGAAGGGTTGGAAAAAGCATTAGTAAAAGCCGGCGCTGGAGCACGAGAAAAAGCTAGAGCTGTTATAGATCAAGTAAAGAAAGATGCTAACTCACTTAACAATCCGTTACAAAAAGCAAAAGAAGGGTTCACAAGTTTAGACAAAGCTTACCTAGAACTAAACAATAGCTTTATTAATAATGATGTTGGCAGTAAGTTTGCAGTTGAGCTAATTGGACAAGTCAATAATTTAAACGAAGTCTTGGCCAATCCTACTACTAGAATTGCACAATTAGTAGCTATATCAAAAGACTTATCTTTAGTAAAAATGTTTCCTCCAGAAGCACAAAAAGGCTTTGTTGAAGCTGCACAGAATATTGATAACATTACCAAGGCTATCAATGAGTCGAAAAAAGCAATGGAGATGGGTCAAGGCAAGATAGATGCTGCAAAAAATCTAGAACAAGGTGGAATGCCCCAAGAAGTGTACATTCGTATACAAATGGAAGGTGAAGCCCAACTTGCAGCTGCCACAGAAGTTCACAAAGAAAGTACCAAGAAACTAGAACAGATAAATGGTAATCTCAAGGCAGGTATGACTAGCGCAATGAGCGCCTCTATCAGTATCTTAGAAGCACCCTTAACTAGAGCACTTGCGCAGGCAAATATTGCAAGCCAAAAAGCCGTAGTATCTATGTTTCCTAGATCAGAGGGTGCAGTAGCACTAACTGCTAAATTAGAACTTCAATCTATTGAAATTCGCAAACAAGAAGTAGTAGCATTATATAATCTTACAAAATCTTTTGACCTTTATAGATTAGGCGAAGAAAGAAAAGCTCTTCAACAGGAAAGAAAAGACATTGGTACTGCTTCCGCTGATGCAGGCGAAAAACTAGACAAACGAATAAAATCTGTTGATGATCAAATCAATGCTTTAACAGCTAAAAATTATAGATCCGCTTTTGGCAAGAATAATGAAGGAGCCGATGGTGCAACTGCTGCAATTATATCTCGTCGTGTAGGTTTTGACACTAAACTAGCTGAACTTGCTGGCCAAGGAAAACTGGTTGAAATTAACAAAGCCAGAGACATGGTTGCAGCTCGATACGAAAGAATAGGCGAACAACTTAACAATGAGTTTGCTAGTGTTAAAGCGTCTAACGAACAATACGTAAAATCTACAGAATTTGCAAAAAAGTCAGATGCAGAAAAAGCCAAAGAAATAGAAAGTATTCGTCAAGTTGAACAGCAGTACCAAAATAGTATTGCTGCATTACCTGGATTAAAGGATATTGCCACTACTGAAGCAGGTGCAGCAGCTGCCGGAAAAGGAAAAAATGCTAGCGAAATAGCAACTTTAGCCAAGCAAGAAATAGCCTATTCTCAGCAAAAACTAGATTCTTTAAATAAACAGCAAACTTCTATAGAAGCAGCTGCACAAGCTGAAAGCGCTAGAAAAATAGCTTCTACAGAGTATGTAGAAGCGACCAAAACTACTAACTTAGAATTAGATAGACAAGTAGGTATACAGCTACAAGCACTTACCCAAAATCAGTCAGACCTTGATTACGCAAAGAATAAATTAGAGTTTGAGCAACAGTTTGGGAAATATACGTTAGACGAATATGCACAAAAACAATTAAGTTTAGAACTTTCTTCAGCAGAAGTCGAACGTAGTAAGGCAAAGTTAGAATTACAACAGTCTTTTAATAAATCAATTCAAGATTTAATTGCTACTCAAATAGCTGCAGGTACTGTTGAGAGCCAAAAATCTATTGAAGAACGCCAAGGATTAATTAGTACTAATAATATAGCAATGAGTAATCTTGATCAGCAATATGCTGGTCGAGTACGATTAGCACAGTTGGAAAAAGACCGTCAAGATTACAATGCTACACGCGAACAATCTTATGCAAAAGCTTTTGAACGTAGTGTAGATAATATGACTGACTCTTTTATTAATTTTGCCAATACAGGTAAATTTAGTTTTAAAGATTTAGCTAATGCAATTATTCAAGACATTGCCAGGATTGAGATTCGTATGCACCTAATGCAACTTGCTAGTGAAAAAGGCGGATTTTTAGGTATGGCTAAATCTTTCCTAGGAATGGGAGATACTAGTATTGGAGGTAGCCAACAAGTTAGTAATCTTGGTTGGGAAAATATGCCTATAAATACGTTTGAAGCTAAAGGCGGAGTATATGATGTAGGCCTTAAAAAGTTTGCTAGAGGCGGGGCATTTACTAACTCAGTTGTAAACTCTCCAACAATGTTTAAGTTTGCTCAAGGCACTGGTTTAATGGGTGAAGCAGGTCCTGAAGCTATTATGCCCCTAAAGCGCGACAGCAATGGCAATCTTGGTGTTCGTTCAGGTGGTAGTGGTGGAAATGTAGATGTAGTTGTTAACAACTTCGGAAGTGAAAAAGCTACTACTAGAGAAACCACTGATTCACGTGGAAATCGTAAAATAGAGGTTATTATTGGAGATATGGTTGCAAGCGAAGTAAGCCGTGTAGGTAGTCCCGTACAGCAATCAATATCAAGCAACTTTAATAACAAGCCTGCTTTAGTAAGGAGATAATTATGCCAATTCCATCTTGGGCAACTACACCATCGCCAGCACTACCACAAGTACCACAAAAAGGATTTACAGAGTCTATTGGTGTGAGCATTATACGCTCACCCATGGACTCTGGTCCAGCTAAACAGCGACGTAGAAATGTCGGTGTTAACACAATGGATCTGAGTTTTATAATGACAACTGCTCAAACAGTGAGCTTAGAAAATTTTATTGCTACTACCTTATCAGGAACTAAACGATTTAGTTTTCCACATCCAAGAAGAGGCACAACTGTAGAAGTTCGCATTGTTCCGAGCGGAGATAGTGAGTTCTTTAAACTACAGTACTTAGCCCCAGGATATTGGAGCACGTCTTTAAAATTTGAAATATTACCATAATGAGCAGACTAAGTAGACTATCCCCAGCGGCAATTAAAGCAATGTTTTCATCTGAAACGGATGAACAGCTTATAATGTTGCTTACAATTTACGATCCTAACGGTAGCAGTGATCCTGCTGCTCCCACCGTGCCTATTAGATTATCAGATAACTACACAAAACGTATAACTTCAGTAACAACTGATAACTCTGTGATAACTACCGATGACGAAGTTATTTACGGAGTTACCAGTCGCACAAAAGATTTTATATTCTTACCAATGACACTAAACTTGCCTACAGATCAACAAACTGGTTTAGGCGATTGCTCAATTTCACTAAACTTTGTTTCACCTGAAACAATAACTCTTATCCGAGATCATCTGCGTATAAGAACCAAGGTTTTAATTGAACTCGTAGTTTCTAGTAATATTGATAGTGTGGAAGCAACATTCACAGATTTCTATATTACATCAGCAACGTACAATGCTGAAAGCGTTAATTTAAATTTAAGTATGGTTAGTTATAACACAGAACCATTTCCTAGCTTTAACTTTACCCCTAGTTATTTTCCAGGACTATTCTAATGAATTATGATAAATATATTGGATTACCATACTTAGATAATGGCAGAACCGAATCCGGTCTTGACTGCTGGGGATTAGCTCGTTTATTTTATTCAAATGAGTATGGTATAGAGCTGCCTAGTTATTCCGAAGAGTATACTGGCGGAACTGATCCATATATTTCAGAAGCAGTTAATCTTTACAAAGATAACTGGCAAGAAATAACCACACCAAATATTGGAGACTTGTGTCTGTTCAATATTTTTGGTGAGCCTATGCACGTGGGTGTATACGTAGGTGATAGTAAGTTTTTACATTGCCGCATAGGTAGTGACTCAGTAATTGAATCACTAAATAATATTAAGTGGAAAAACCGTTTTGTTGGTTTTTACGCATATGCGCCTCAAGCACAGGTGCAGGCTATTGGCGCGCCACATCCACTAAAGCTGCGAGTTCATCGTGATTGGACAGCAGAAGGCACTACTATCCAAGATTTTGTGGAATTTGTAAAAACCAAGTACACTGCTGGAACAGAGTTAGTTGGTAAAATTGTAGTTATGTTGGATGGTGTAGTTGTGCCTAAAGCAGATTGGGAAACTACTAAGGTAAAAGCCGGCCAAGAATTAAGCTATAAAACTATAGCTCAAGGCAATAACACAACACGTATGCTGATAATGATCGCAGCGTTTGTTATTACTGGTTATGTTGATCCTACTGCAGTTGGGGCCGAAGCTGGACTAACAATGGGCCAACAAGTAGGTGGGTTTTTTGGAGCTACTACTAACGCACAACTAGTAGGCAGTCTTGTTATTAGCTCATCAGCAATGATTTTGTCTAATGTTATTGCTCCTATTCGTCCACCAAAAACAAATGATCCAGGTAGTGCAAACGGATTAAATTTATTAACAGGTGCTGCTAATCAAGCAAACTTATACGGAGCAATCCCTGTAGTCCTAGGCAAAGTTCGTTTTTCAGGCATACTTGGGGCTAATCCTTATGTTGAGTCTCTTACTGAAACAAATGTTTTAAACACTGCTATTGTATGGGGCTTTGGACCTCTTGCAGTTAATGATATTTGTATTGGCACAAGGCCAATTCTTGACTTTTATACAGGAGAACCTGCGTCTGTACCACGTCCAGTTACTCTTGAAGGCTACGCTAAAAATTATGTACCAGGTGCACTAGTAGACGACTTTAATGCACTATACGGACGCGACGTTGAGTCAAAAGCTGTAAACTTAGAACTAACAAATAATGCTACAAATATTTCTGGCGGATTTACAAATACCAGCAGATGGCAACAAGTTAATTTAGATCAAACTTGTGATGCTGTAGATGTTGTACTTTCTTTTCCAGAAGGTATGCGAAAAATCAACATCAAAAATGGTAGTATAGATGCAACTAGCTGTAAAATTGAAATACAGATGCGCCCGTACAGTACAGCGCCTTGGCCCGAAAATGATACTAGTGCTGCACTAAGTATTTATGACTATAAGTCTGGCGACTCTGCCGCATTTACTTTATATGAACTAACTCCACCAACAGATGCTAGCAATAGTGGCTTATCACTTTTTCGCTATACAACATTTTGTTTAAGCCCAAACGGCGGTACTGCTAAGTTTGATGGGGCACCCACAGATGTTTTAGGTGCTAATGCCAGTGATAATCTACAAGCATTATATGCCAATACAGGGTATAGTTCGTTAGTTAACAGCTATACCACAAAAGGATATTTACCAGAAATTCCTCCTGGATACTTACCGTTATATACTTTTTATCAAGATAGTCAAGGCACTTACACACTGCTTACAAATCATATAACTGGATACAGCGGAGTAACAGGACTAACATGGAGCGACGTTAGTACAACAGAATATTCCGGTAGCGGGGATAGTGTTACTTGGGGTACTTCAGCCATTAAAACTATTAAGATTATGGCTGGTAGAGTTTATTCACAAAGTAGTGGAGTTGACCCTTCGGCTGCAGAGGTTGACATTTGGAGTACTTCGCTAGCAACAGCAATAAATACAAGCGCTCTATCTGCTAGCGGAGTTATTCGTAAAACCAACGGTGTATGGGGAAGTTTTTTGAATACTTATGGTGTTTGGGGCAGTACGTATACTACTCCTGCTCCAACTGGTTATGGAGGTAGTTGGGTTAAAGTAATTGCTGGTGTTAATTTCCCTTATGACGGATACTATACAGTAGAAGCTGCAGCAGATGATCAAGGCGAAATACTGATTGATGGAGTACGCGCAGTACAGATCCCCAAGCAAGGAAGCGGCACAATTACTAGTATTAAAGGCGTTATCAAATTAAAAGCCGGTACACATAGTATTACATTAAGTGGTGTAGACAATCAAGCTGTTGATGCAGGTATTGCCGCCAAGATTACTTACTTAGCAAATAATGGGTTAAATTTAGTTGCCAGTCCAAATACTATTCTTACTTTTGGCGAAGGTGCTTGGTTTGAAAAACGCAAAGATGCTTTTAACTGGGTTCATTCAGTAGAAAATCTAGCAAGGGCCAGGTATCAAGTACGTGTTCGACGCACTACCAGTGACGAAACTGAAGATGAAGCAGATTTTAGAAAGTTTCACAAAGCGATATTAAGTGGCGTAGTAGGCTATGATAAACTAGAACAGCCTATGATAAATCCTCCAGGATGTTATCTGGCTAAAACTGCTGTACGTATTCAAAGCAATAATAAAATTAACGGGCAAATTGATGGTATTAATGCATTAGTACAAACCGTTACTTGGGATTACGAAAGATCTACTAGTAGTTGGGAAAATTTACGTGCTACTAATAATCCTGCAAGTTTATTTGTTTATGTGTTAACGCACCCAGCAAACGCTTTCCGAGTAAAGCTTTCACAGTTAGATGTAGCTAATTTAACTGCATGGCATAACTTTTGTAATCCAATACCCCAAACCGTAGCTACTCCAAGTATGGTTAAAGGCAGGTCTTATACTATTAGTAACTTAGGTACTACTTCACAAGCTAGCTGGAATGTTTTAGCTGGTACTAGTGGTATTGTATATAGCATTGGTGATAGTTTTGAAGTACAGGTAACTACTGGAGCAGCAGGAACGGGTACCGGAGTATATGCACCTAAATTTGCGTATAACGGAGTATTAACTAGTACTCAAAGTGTAATGGATACACTTCGTGATATTTGCGCAGCGGGTAAAGCTAGTCCTTCATACATTGACGGTAAATGGGGAGTAATTATTGATGCTCCTCGTTCGCATACAGTTCAACACTTTACTGAGCATAATAGTTGGGGATTTGAATCAACTAAAGTTTTGCCTATTTTGCCACATGCTTTCCGTATCAGTATTAATGATGAAAGTAATGCATATCAAGTACGTGAGTTTATTCTTTATAATTACGGATACGGTCCTACAACAAGCGGATCTGTAAAAGGAGCCGAGTTATTTGAACAATTAAGTTTACCTGGTGTCACTAATATTGACCAAGCTACACGCTTAGCTAGGTGGCACTTTGCGCAACTTAAATTACGTCCTGAAACGTATACAATTAATGTAGACTTTGAACACTTAGTGTGTACTCGTGGTGATAAAGTAAAAATTAGTCACAGCGTACCACAGTGGGGTGTTGGAAGCGGTCGTTTAGGATCAGGAGTAGGCGATAGTATTACAGGTACTAGTTTAACTTTGCGTGAACCTGTACTTTTAACTAATGGTACCACTTACACTATATTAATTAGAACTAATTATTTAACCAGCACAACTGGTAGCGGAAGTGTTAGCAGAACTTTTACTTATAGCGGAACAACTGGATATACTAGTACAATTACAGTACCTACAATAGCTTTAGCAGATGGTGTAGAGTCAGATAACTTATTTATGATAGGTTTAAGTACTACGTCAACACAAGAATGTATAGTTATTGGCATTGAACCAAGCGGTAATTATAGCGCACGACTAACGCTAGTAGATTATTCTCCTGATATTTATACTATGGATTTGAGTAGTCTAATAGTCTATAACCCTAACTTAACTACTAATAATATTCCTTTAATAAAGAATACTATTACTAAATCACCTATTATAAATAGTGTAATTAGTAGTAGTACAGTAAGTAGTCAAATAGCTTCCGGTAGTTATCAAAACAAAGCAATAGTATCTTTTACAAATCCTAGTGATTTGCCAGCAATAGCTACTCGTGTACAGTTTGATATTATTGAAGGAAGCGTACCTACTTTTTCTAGTAATCCTGGTGAAACATATATTGTTAATAAAGAGACTAGCAGTATTACATTTGACGGACTAACTTCTGGATTAAAGTATAAAATACGTGCAAGATATTTAGGCAATACAAATGAAATTGCTGGCCCGTGGTCTATTGATTATGCTTTTACTAATGATGGTAAGAACAAAAACTTTAGCGTGCCACCAGCACTTGTAGTAGATTTAGAAAATACCTATATTGTTCTAGATCCAACAATTGTAGACCAACCCAGTGATTTTAAAGCCTATGCTTATAGGCTTTATAGAGATAGCGGAACTACGGATTTATGGGATACAACACCTGTAATTCCAGAAATGCAAAGTCAAGGTCAAGGTAGATTAGATTTATTACTAGTACCATTAATAACTGCCAGTGTCAATACACCGAGGATATCTGAAGCTGGTATTAATTATCGAATAGCTTGCAGAGTATTAGATAAAACTGGTAATTATAGTCAAACAAGTTCATATGCCTCTATACTTGTTAGAAATATTGTTTAAAGGAGTAGTATGGCAGCAACATTATCTGCAGGTGTAAGTTCATTAATATTAAAACTAGATACTCCTTATGATCGAGTTCGTCTTACAGATATACGAGATGATTTAGTAAAAGTACAAGTATGGTGTTCTACTACGTCTGGTTTTACTCCTTCTAATTCTAACAAAGTATTTGATGGTTTAAGCTTATCTGTAGTTATATCAAAAATAACTACAGATGGCACTACATTCAGTTCTTTAGTAGCAGGTACAACGTATTACGTTAAATACGCTTTTATTAGTGCTATTGATGATGTTAGTGCTACCGCGTACACTGTTTCTACTGAATTAACAGCTACACCTATTGTAGCTAGCGCGCAAACTGTTGATATTTCTGGGTATACTGGGTTTAGTAAAACTGGAACTACATTCGCACCAGCAACAGCAACACTAACAGCTGTAATAAACGGTATTACAAGCCCAGTATATGCTTGGACAATTACAGGCGGCACACTATCTGCTACCAATACTGCATCAGTTATAGTAACTCCTTCAACTAGTGCTACTTCAATCAGTGTTACGCTTAGTGTTACTGGTTCAGGCTTATCTACGCCTATTACAAAAACAATTGTAATGGCAATTACAGTTATCGTTCAATCTATTGACATTTCTGGATATACAAGTTTTGTACAAAATGCTGCATTAGTTTTTACTCCTGCAAATACACAAGTTTCTGCAATATTACAAAATATTACTGGAGGAAGTATTGCCTGGACAGTTACAGGCGGAACATTTACTGGTAGCGGTGCTACTATAACTATTACTCCTAATGCCGGATCTACAGGTATAACAGTAGTTTTAAATGTTAGCGGCGGAAATTTAGCTGCACCACTATCTAAAACCGTAAATATGCCTGTTGTGTATAATGGTGCAAAAGGTGAAGTAGGTGCTGCAGGCACAATGTCGGCATTTATATCTATTTATAAGTGGACCGATAGCTCTACGCCTCCAGCACGCCCAACAACTACTTCTACGTATACTTGGGGCAGTGGAGCATTTACTGAGCCTGCTACGTGGTATAAAACAATACAAACAAACTCTACTCCTGGGCACTATTTGTGGTCTATAACAATACCCCTTATTGCAGCAGGAACAGTTCTTGAAAGTACCTTAGATTGGACAAGTACTGCTAATCCTATAAGAAGCATTTCTTATAACGGCAGTAACGGCAGTAACGGCAGTGCAACTTATTTAATTGAACGAGGTGCGTCTACTAATAATGCTGCACCTACTAATGCCGAAGTAATGGCACTAATAGGTAGAAATCCAGTAGCTGGTGATATAGCCACAGTTAGTTACAATAACTACAACGGTGCATTAATTTACAAATATGCTGCCAGTTGGTCGTTGATGACTACGTATATTCCTGGTAGTTTAATTGTACAAGGAACTATTACTGGAGATAGGCTTGTTACTGGCACAGTTACTGCAGACCTAATAGATAGTCGCGGACTGTCTATTAAAGACTCTTCCGGAAACGTAATTCTTTCCGCAGGTGTACCACTAACCGCCAGCAATATTACCGCTTCAAGTAGCTGGGTAAATTCTAATATCAGTATCGGCAGCAATGGCGCGCTAAATGGCGGTGGTGGCGGTCAAGTTAGCATTACTGGACTTGGTTACACAGGCGACTTAAATGCCACTAACGGAGCACCCACAGGAACATATGTAGCAGGCACTTTAGCACAAACTGTTGTTAGTAATGCTTCAAGCGCAAAAATAGCCGCTGATCAAGCTACTATTGATGTAGCCACTAAACTTAACAAAAATACTGCTGATACATTAAGCGCCGTAGTTAGTGTTAGCACAACCACAGTTGCAGGATTGCGCGTCGGTAATTTAGTGTGGAACTCAGCAGGAGTTCGTCAGTCTGGTTTCGGTGTAGCAATAACTCCAGGCGGATTAGTTGGGTTTAATTCAGCAGGTACTAATACTTTTAGTATCAGTGCCAGCAATGGTGATGCTTATTTTGCCGGCACACTTAATGTATCAGGAACAACATCAGGTGATGGAAGTATGACAGTAACTAATAACAACATTATTATCAGAGATGCTTCAAATAACATAAGAGTTAAATTAGGTTTATTATAATATGGCTTATGGGATAACTACATATAAAGCAGACGGTACTACAGTAGTTTTACAAAACTCTACTCCAAGTGCCGTTTACGGAAAATTTATTAGTTTAGATAATCTAGGCACTGGGTACACAAGAAGAATAAGTATACCTACAAGGCCTGCTGATTACTATTATTATATAGATTTCCCAGAATATACCGGAAGAACACTAGTACCCATTCAACTACGACCAGGATTGCATGAATGGAATAAAGGTGTAGGCGATGGTACTAGTGGCTCAGTAAATGGAGTACCATATATTAGATGGTACAAAAATGTATACCAAGCTTCAGACTATGCTTCGCCTCCAGATTTTTATTATGAAACCACAGGTTTATATATTTTTGTTAAATAAGGTTTACAATGGCATATGGTCTTAGAATTATAAATGATTCATCAGATTTACTAGTTGATAGTGAGTTTGTAAATCCAACTTTTATACAGAAAATGGAGTTTAACACTACTGCAACGTACTCAGCAGCATCTGATGGCCGCAAGCATCCAGGATTTATACGTAGAGACTACGCCACTGGATATGTAGCTAAAGGAGCTGGCGTTTACATAGTATTATGGGCATTGCCGAATTCAATAGTTACTGGTGAACCATTGAAAGAAGTCTGGTATCAGTTTACAACATCAGAAGCTACTAATAATTTAAGTTTTAACTGTTCGGTTTATGCAAACTCTCAAGGAACTCCAATAACATACTTACTACCAACAGCATATGTATTTACAGTTGATGCAGCTGGTGTTAATTTAATGAGTTCAACAGGACCTGCTTTAAGAATGTATAATTCTTCAAATGTAAAAACATTTGACAGTAATTTTCTACAATTAGTACCAACTTATGTAAGTAATAATTATAGTATTCCTCAAGGAGAGGAATATACTCCTTTGTATATGGAATTAACTATGGTTAATCCCATACTTCTACTGCCTAAAACAGCTTTAATGTTTGCGGGGGATACTGGATTTGGCG